CCAGTTGCTAGTTTAGGATCTGTGTCAGCACCTGGGTACATATGTACCCCTTCTTTTGAAAAGGTTACCCAAATACTACGTTCTGCATTTTGCATTGACATTTTTTTATCTTCTTCTTTCATTCTACGTTTCATATATTCATAATATCGTTCTTGCATATTATTACTATACTTTCTTTATAGAGGTTTGTCAAGTTCGTATTCACTCCAATCAGTGAATTTTTTATCGTCCATTAGATTGTGTAGTCTATGACACCAAACACCTGGATTAGTTGCTTTAAAATCTCTGTCATCGATTTTAATCATAGTGTTATAATTATATTGCTTGATGTAAGGAAGTGGAATGCGGATTTGTGGAATAAACAAATCTGTTTCAATCATTGTAGTTTCTAGTAATGCTTCTGCGTGACTGAACGGAACATCTAGTGTACAAGGTACACCCTTTTCTAAAAAGTATTCAATCATGTTTTCCCATTCTTCCCATGCATCTGCATCTTTTGGAAAATTAACGCCAGGATTAAAACTATGATTAGCACCAAAGAAAATATGCTCACATTCTTGTGTTGCAAAATGTTCAAACACTGTTTCAATATCTTGAACGCCAGTTACAAATAGTGTTTTCTTGCCGTAAGCAGGTGTACGTTCTACTTCAATGCCTGTAAAGAACACAACATCGTCGTGTTCACCGTTTTCGTAATCTCTTTTCATTCTAAGCCTTTTTGTATCAAGTAAGCGTTAATACGATGCATTTCGTCTTTTAAATAGAGTTTCATAGTTTTCATTCTACGAACTTCGTCTGTTACTGTTTGATTATTATAACGTTCGATTAGCTCGTTGTCAAGTTCTCTATGTTTTCTCTCTAATTCCTCGTAATGAGCTCGAAGTTTATCTTCTTCTGTTTCATAGTTGCTCATTCTCCATTTCCTCCAATTTATGTTCCTCTGCTTCTGTGAATAAACCATCTTCGTGATCATTTTCTGTCTCTGGTTCTTCTACGTCAAAAAGCGCATTAAAGTGTGTACTAGCGTTTACAGTTTTCTTACCTACTGCACCTCGTGTACCTGGAATAGCCATCCAAAACTTAGAATATTCTTCAATTAGTGCAAGAGCAGCGTCTTTATTGTCTTTTGCAAAAATTTCGTTCACAACATCTTTGAACAAGATTCTATCAAAACGTTCTTGGACAAGCATTCTCGGAATGCATCCATTGTCGTATTGTCTGTTAGCTTCTTGCACTGCATTTATGTGGCTCCACACATTATGTCCCATTTGGATAGCGTAACTAAAACTATCCCACGATGTCTTTCCTTCTTTACCTATTTTATTTAAGTCTCCTGGAGCATAAGTGCAAACGTCTGATACTTTGAGTTCAGCGGTAAGCGGTGAGTCTTCAAAGTTTTTAAATATCCCATCTGATATAACAGCGTCTCTAAAGATACGGTTGTCTGTAGCATATTTCTTATCGTCAACTGACGGCACCATACGATACGTCCATTTGCTTCTGTCTTCAGTTTCGTTTTGAATGTAGATCTGTCCGTTCGCGGTTGCGAGGAAAGGACTAGCACAGTCAAAGGTAATAGTAAAGTTTTCATTATAGTTTTTCCGTACAGCACGTTGAATGTCAGTAAGCAAACAAGCCCACTCTAGCTTTGATGTTCCTAAGAAGTGCATTACATCGTGAATGCCTTTTTCTAGCAAACCGTCAAAATGCATAGTTACAATACGTTTAAGCACTAGATGTACATCACACATATTCTGTCCACCCATTGCCCAACCATTAAAGTGATTGTCTGGATACTGCTTAGGATCACAGTACTTTTTCATACGATCATACCAGTCATCTGCTTCAGCGTGATTCTCACCCTGTAGAACATTTAAGAACTTACAAGCACCTGTACGATTAGCAATCCAGTAGTCATTGTTAATGTATGTGCCTTCAACAGCTTCCATATAACTAGTAATACCAGTTGCTTCTCTACCCGCAGGCGAGCGACATACCCAGGCAGGAATATCAAGGATCATACCATAGTCCATATAAGCATCCATCCAACGGAGAACTTGTTCTCTTTTCTTTTGTGCTTTAGGACAATTAGGATTCTTCCAGTCACCTTCCCACACGCCTTTACCAATCTGGAAACCACCTGAGTCGCCTAGTATCCAAGAGTTTTGTCTATCTCTATTACGCACCATATCTTCTTTAGGTGCATGTTTGTTAATGTCTAGTTCAGCGTGTCCTGCAGAGTAAAGTGTCCACTGGTACTGGAATTGACCTTCTTGCTTGTTAAGATAGTTTAAACTCTCTACACCGTGTGTAAAGTTTGAAGGGATACGTGACTTATCTACATATTCGTTATAACGCTGTTTGCCCACGTAAGTGGCATAGAAGCCACTTAGTGCTGGGAGAAATCTAGCGTAGTCATTTTGTGATGCAGTTAAGTCTTTGCGCATATTTTACTTACTCTGTGCTGGTAGGATGTAATCGTATGTTGCCATACCTGAGTTTACGCTAATCTTCATAGCACCTTGATCTGAAATGCTCATGGTCAAATCGCCGTCTAAGCTCAAAATACTTTGTACCTGCGCTACTGGCCAACTCCAGATGTGTTGTAGCGCACCTTCTACACCGTGTTGGAATACAAACTCACCTGCGTGTGTACTAGCATCACCAAACGAAAATACTAAGTTACCGTCTACAGTTTTAACATTGAATGTAGGCTCTTCACTATGTGCTGCACTCATGAGCTTCATACGTGCAATGCTTGCTACACTAGGTTGTAGTGTTACATTCCAACTTGCGCCTTTGAACTTAACAGTTTTTAGTTTTTCTTCAATGATTGCTTTATTCATAAAGCGGTAATCATTTTCAAAATCGCCTGCTGCATTTTCAAAGTGAATGTGTGTTGGAATAGTTTCGCCGTTGCGTTCTGCTTGTACTACATCAATTTTTGCATTGTCTTTGTACTCTGGATTTTTTAAATGCAATGCAAGTTTATCTAAGTTAGGCATACCAAATGTGCCTACAAACTCTGCTACGGGTGAATGTGTTTCTGCTGACAAAATAACACTACGGTCTTCTGCCATTGAATCAATTGCTGTGCCTTCGTCGTTGCTAACTTTAACTAGACTAAGAAATCCTAGTGCATGAGTATGTGCTACTACGTCTTGTAAAATATCTTTCATTTGTATTTCTCCATTGATTTAATTTATTATATTACATTTTTTATGTTTTGTCAACATCAATTTTTCTAAAAGACTTTGTTATATGCTTTCTATGACTGGCATGATAAAAACCATCGCCACGTTCGAACCATGTAATCATCCAATCATTTTCAAAGTCTTGTTTAGTAACAGGCTCTTCGTCGTCAATAAAACTATCTACCATAGAAGGATGTGAAAGAATTGTAAGATTTTTTTCATCCATTAATTCATACAATCCTATATGATTTCCGTGAACACACATTTGCCATGCTGCGCCACCTAAAAGTATATTACTTTTATCTTGCAAATTTTTGTACAAATCGTAATACGAAACAATATCTTCAATATGTAATTCGCTATTAGATTTTGTTTTGCTATGTAATTTATATTTTAAACGAGGATCAGTTTGGGTTTCAGGTAAGCCTTTTGTTGCAAATAACACTTGATCAAATTCTTGTGTTCTTAAAAATGATAAAAGACTATTGTGAAACTTTTTTTGTTTTCTTGCTCTTTCATCGTCTTTCCAAAAATTCGGAGTCCAACAATCAACTAACAAAACTGCATCAAATTTCTTCATACAAGAAACCTTTATTTTTTAAAAATTCTTTTACAGTGTGTTTTGGTTTCCAACCTAAACTTGACAATTTCATAATATTAGCTTGTGTCCTTTGTCTTTCCCCCGGTGTATTTAGGCGAATAGGCAAATCTGGTCTTATATTTGAAATTTTTACACAAGTTCCGGTGCCAATATCAATAGGACCTTGTATTCTATTGTCGTTCATAATCATTCCAATAGCATTGCACAAATCTTCTATGTGTATAAAATCTCTTTCATGATTAGTAACATATTCAAGCTTATTGTTTAACAGTTTGTCAAAAAACATATTTGCTCTAGGAATATCACCGTAAACAGTATGAAATCGCATAAAACAAACATTAGAGTGAGGAATGTATTCTATTATATTTTTGCTTGCAGCATAAGGATTAAGATGTGGTTCGTATTGCGAACTGGATCCAGCAACTAATACACGAATATTTTTATATCTTTCTAGTATACGTTTTGTGCCTTCTACATTATTATACCAATAGCGTTTTGGATTGTCCATGCTTTCTCTAACACCGCCTATACCAGCAAGGTGTATAACCATATCTACATCAGGTAATTCGCAAGTTAGTATATCTTGATCTTCATGTTCTTTTACATCAAGACCTATAATATCGTAGTCTTTTAAGAACTTACAAAGCTGTGTGCCTATAAATCCTTTATGACCTGTTATTAAAATTTTCATTTAATTTCCTCCATGTGTCTTTCCAATCTTGCACATGATAATTTTCTCCTTTTATATTAGCCTGTGCTAATGGATAATCGTTACCGTTTTGGTGCATTGCATCGCCAAAGAACACAATAACATCATCTTTATCAAAGTCATTTAAAATTTGACTTTTGTCTGCTCCTTTTGGTGCAATATCAATTCCTGTTTCGCCACCTACTTTTGCTTCAAGCTCTGGAAACAGTTGATTAAAGTTATGAGCAATATAAACACGTTCGTCAAAATCTTTATCCCAGGTTACATACTCTGCACGTTGTTTTTGTGTAGCATTGCGTCCTACAACACTAAAATTACACATACCTGGCCGATGTTCAAAGTGTAATCCTGTACGCAAAGGAAATGCACTTGCACAAAGTTCGTCACTCAAATATGCATGTGCATCTTCAGGTAGTATCCATTCATTTGTACGAACATTTACGTTCTGTTCCCAAACATCATTACCGTTGCAATTATAAACTCTAATAGCGAGATTATAAATCGGTAAACCTATTTGCTCAACTGTTTTTATCTTATCAGATCCGGTTACAAAATAGCAAGCATTATGTGTTGCAAAATGCTCAAACCATGCTGCAAATTCTTTATCTATCTTTCCTCTACTAGGAGTTAGTGTTCCGTCTACATCAAAAATAAATTTATTCATCTGGTCCTTCACAATACGCTACTTCGTCTTCAGTAAAATCCATAGTAACAAGATGCCACTCTATTTGGCAAGCCATTTTAGTTTCATATGTATCATAGCGAGTGTATTTAGGTTCTGCACTTCCGATAATAGTGCTAACAATCCAAAGTGTCCACATCAAAGATCTTCCTTAAGCCAAACGCATTCGCCAATATCTTCGGCTATAACATACACACGTTTGCATTGTTCATAAGGATGTGTATATGTTCCTGCAATCCATCCTAAGATAAATGCTAATAATATAAAAAAATACTTCATTGTTACTCTGCCTTACTTTGTTTTTTACGTTTACCGTAAAATCCGTTTTTAAATTCAATATCTTCGGTTCGTTGACCACTTACACCTTTTTTAATAGTCCCACCTTTTTTTAAATACTCATCAACTAATTTTTGATCTTCGTCACTTAGTTTTCTGCCGACTGAATTCATTCCCATGTGTATGTCTTTCTGCAACTCTTGCTCTTAGATCGCTAGATGAAAATCTATGATCACGTTTATTAAAATATAGTTCAATTCCACGTTTAGCACATATAGCTCTACCGGTAAACGTTTTGTCTCTATACTCTTCTCCTAATATTCTAACATCAATATGATACATTGTCAAGATATCTTCTAGGTCTCTTTCAGTACCATACGGAATAATTTCATCTACGTAACCAACTGCTTTGAGTTGTGTGTAACGTTCAACAATAGTTTGTATAGGAGAGTTCTTCTCAGATCTATCTAAGTTTGGATCTACTTGTAATCCGCATATTAAATAATCACACTGATCTTTTGCTTCTCGTAACATTTGTACATGACCTGCGTGTAGCAAATCAAAAGTTGAACAAGTAAATCCTACTTTCATTCTAACTGCTCCCTTAATTCTTCAAGAAGTTCTAATAGCTTTTGCATTAGTTCTTCGTCTTGTGTTTTTTCTGTATCAAATTCTACTTCTACTTTTATTTTCATTGTGTTAGTCCTTGGACTAGATTCATAGCAACTGCTGTGCCGCTAATACTAGATCCTATCATAATTGCTCTATCACTCCATTGCATACCTACAAATACCCAGCCTATTGAACTAAGAATATATGCTATTTGTCCATACATAGTAAATCCTGCACTAATTGAAAATACACCTATTACAGCAAGTACCATACTTACCCATTTTACATACCAGTCTACTGTACCAGTAGGTGTTGTAGGTGTTAGATCTTCAACTTCGTGTTGTAGTTCTGCAAGCTCTTGTTTAAGACGTTTACGTTCTTTTGACAATTCTGCCGCAAGCTGAGACGCACGATTTTCTCTAGATGTCTCTTTGTACTCGTCTTTTATCATTTGTTCGTGTTCTGTCATAAGATAGAAATCCTATCAAAGTAATTTTCTATAATTTCATAGTCTTGTTTATAAAATTCTATTACTTTATCTTTTAAACTAGGCTGTTCTTGTATTTTTTTTAACAATAAATTTTTAAATTTTATTTTTCTTATGCTACTTTTAGAATTATATTTGTTTATAGGATGATGAGGATATTTTAAAAATTTATTATTTAAATAACCTATTCCCTTTCTATCCATAGGTACAAAAACAGTATTTTTAGTATAATCAAAATTTAAAAATTGATTTTGTGGAGTAGTATGCTCGTCAAATTCTATCATTTCTATACGATCTAATATATGTTCTACTTGAAATTTATTTCTATAATAATACTCTGTTACTCCGCTTACCCATCTATCAAAAGGATCTCGTATAAGTACATAATATTTGTCAACTTCAAAATCTAAATAATTAGAATCGCTTATATTAGTATCTGTCTGCTTTTGACACCAATTTCGTAAAAGAGTAGATGCATTTTTTGGAATATATACTAGAGCGTTATTATAAACTTTTGTACATTTACCAATTTCATGTGAATATATTCTTTTAGTCACACTAGTCTCCAAAATCAAATAAACTTGAGAAGGTGTTGTGTTGCTTTGTATCTTCTAGAGGATAATTTAGCACACCGATCAAGTTGTCTAGTTTGTTATCAATAATTGTTTCTGCCATTGCTGCATCATCAAACGGAAGTTCTTTGAACCACTCTGGCAAACGTAGTTCATCTGTTGGATATGCTACACTAGTATAACCTAGTGGATTTGGTTTGAGTTTACAAACGATAACTTTCATACCATCTACAATCTCTTGCGAATACTTGTCACCGTTCATACGCTTGAGTGTGTTCCAGTTAATGCTTGCTCTTACGTGTCCAGGCATATTTGCTTTACCTTGCTTTTCTTCAAGACGTTGATAGTGTCCAATTTTATTAGCACGTTTTGGCGAACCCTTTTCAAATCCCGGACGCTGTTCAAACTCTTTGCGGAATTCTGTGATACGCTGTAGCACATCTTCTTGTGGGACATCAGTAAGCACCATTAGCAGCAATTCACTCAGGAACTTCTGCATAAACACAGGAGTATCTGATCTACGCAGATCCAAGCCCATTGCTTTTACTTTGCCTGGCTTGCCGTCACCGTCTGTGCGGAATCCTTCATTATCAATTACCAATGCCGCATAACGCTTCTTAGTAATATACAGTCCACTTTGTGCAACAATTTCTCTACCTGCGGCAATAACATCACTTCTTGTTTTTGGACAGTGAAATGCTCGCACCATAAAGTCTGGAAATGTTGTGTTTGCTTGTTCACACACTTGGTCATATAGTGCAATACACTTGTCAATATTAAAGTCAAGTTTGCCTGATTCTACATCATCTTTGAGAGCAGGCCATGCACTAAAATACACAGAATCAGTATCGCCATAGATAACACTTTTGCCTACATGATCATATTCGCCTGTAATAACTTTGTTAACTTCTGCACTCATATGCTTAACAATTTGTCTACCTGTTAGTGTAGTAGACTGGCCAATGCGTTTATCAAAGAAACGACAACCAGGATTGAGAATAGCACCATATAGACTGTTAAGATTAATTTTCTTAACCAATTGTCGTTTGTCCCAATACTCAATTTCCGCATCAAGACCTGCGTCTTTGGCTTTTTTAAGTTTCTTTTGTAGTTCTTTACGTTCTGCATACCAACGCTTTAGAATACCTGGAATAACACCTTCAAACTCTGTTGTAAAGATTGTGCCATTTGCACTCAACATCCATGGCATTTGACTGTCAAAAATAAGTTGATAAATTTCTGCACCACTTAGTACGTCTGAACGTCCATCTTCCCAATCAACAGTAAGTGCAACATCTTTGCGCTTCTCCATAACTATGTCGTATTCTTCAACATTAAAGCGTCCTTCCCAACTACCTGCAAATGACTTTTTCTTTAGTGTCATATCTTCATGTACACGAGCATCTGTAATTTCAGGACGTATCTGTCCTATAATAGTTTCCGGAGCCATATTCAATGCACGAATTACTGATGGATACAGTGAATTCAAATCCATTGAACCAATATACTTGTGCAAACCTTTTTTAGGAAACGCAACATACGCACCTGCTGCTTGTGTGCTTTCTGTGTCATCACGCTTTGGACGGTTAGGTACTCGCAAATCTCTGTTGTGTGCTTCGTTGATAATACCTTGCTCTGTAACAGCAACAGCACCCATTGTAGTCTGTAGCAACACAGTGTTCTCGTGTGCAATGCTATTGCTTAGATCAATAAAGCGTAGCTTCTTGTCCAGTTTGTCTAGCAGTGCAGTATCCTGAATGTTATATTCAATAAACTTGCGGAAGTCATTGTTGTACAACTGATCCAGTGTGCCTTCATATGGCACTTTGTTTTCGCCTACTTCAATTTCACCAATTGCATCCAAGCGATATGAGTGACGTTCTTCATATGTGTACTTGCGATATAGTTCTAATGAGTCTAAGTGTACACGACCTACTAGATCAAATGTAACTGCTTGCTTTCCGTATTTTTCATATTCACGCTTCTTAGGCAACTGTCCCCACAAACAAAAACGTCTTGTGTCATCTTTAGATAACACACGGCTTGTTCTGTTTACAGTATATGGGATATCATAACCTTCACTGTTCCAACCTGATAAAATATCAGCATCCTCAATCAGTGTTAAGAACGTGTCAATCATGTCACCTTCTTTCTCAAACAGCATTACATTTTCAATGCCTTCAAGTTCTACTTTTGCCTGCTCCATTGTGAGTGTTTTGGGTGGAACAGCAAGACATACCATTGTTTCCATCCACTGTAAGTATACACTTATAGATGTAATGGGCATAAATGGGTCTGCTGGATCAGCAAACCCACGCTCTGGATCAAAGTCCGTCTCGATATCAAAGAACGCAATGTTTAGTTTAGGAGCATCTTGATTGAGATAGTGTTCACTTAAACATTGAAAGATTGGATTGATGTCGCTTTCGAACAATTTCTTGCTTTTGTTTATAGCAACTTCTTTGCGAAAGTCTTTTGTGTTCTTACAGACAATGCGTGTAAGAGGATCGCCGTACACACTTTTGTACTTGCCTCTTGGATCCTCATAGTAAAATGTATATTTTGCAGGATATTCTGTATAGTGTCTTTTGCCGTCACGGCGTTCTACGACACGTATAATATCTTGATCACGATCGAACATCGCATCAACGTATGGCATTCATTTTTCTCCTTCGTTGCTTATGGCCAACTTAACCATCTACTTGCCTCTTGGGCGATTATAGCACTAATCCTGCTACATATATTATAGTTAGTCCTGTATTCATTACGACTAAACTTTTTTCTTTCCACAAAATACCTATTAGTGTCCATAGACTATTACTAACAATAAATGCGTATATATACAAAGGGTAGACATTGAAAGCGGCTAACAGAGCTGCTGATAACAATGCTGTTGTACTAAACCAAGCTAACCATTGATAAGGCTTTTGCATTAAGTAAATTCTACCCATGAATTAATTGTAAACTTGTTTCCTTTTAGAGGAGGATTTCCTCTGTGTGTATGTGTAAAACCAGCAGGACATATCAACATACTTCCTTGGACAGCCGGAATACGTTTACTTTGGTATAAGAATTCCGTTTCGCCACCTTCGTCAATCGTGTTAAGATAAAGTTGTACAAACAATGCTCTTTTATGACTCCCGCCGCCGCTGTTTTCAAAATGCCAAATATGATAGCCGCCTGTTCTAGGCGTTTTTTGTAATTGTACATTATGATTCATAGTAAGTTGATGTTGTGAAAGAATACCAAACTTTTCTGCATAATGTTTAAAACATTCTGCACTAGCATTGTGAAATTGATATAAAATCTCGCCTGTTACATCAAAATTTTGTAAATTTGGATCATCAGTTAGAAATGCTACTCCGCCTGTTTTATCAGTATAAGCAGCACCTTCAGATTCTTGTCTAGAATATGCACGTCTTGTTCGTTCTAATGCATTATAATGTGCAATAGTATCGTTACAAAATTCTGGAGATACTACGTTGTGGTATACCTCAATAAAATCTTCAAACTTTTCAACATCAGATTCTATCATTTATCATACCCTAACGTAGTGATAAGAGTTTCGAGATCGTCATACGCATCTGCGTGTGAATCCCAGTCACGTTTCTGTGCAATTTTAATTGCCTTGTTAATAAGACTAGGTTTAATATCAAGTTCTTCTGCAACAGCCTTTACAGTTTCTTTTAAGCCTGTGTTTAAATCTTCTACTTCTTGTAATACAGTTACACCTTCTTTTACTAGTCGTTCTAGTTTTGCTTTTTCTTCAGCGCCGTAGGTACGAGATCCCATTTTTATCTCCTTATGGTATATATTTTATATTAGTATACAATGTGTTTTTCTTTTTGTCAAGTTAAATTTGAAAAAAACCATTTGTTATTTTTCTTTTCTAAAAATTTTTCATTTTCACAATACACTTTATCATTATCTAAATGAAATATAGTGCTTGTAGGTCTTTGATAATTATCTCTATCAGCTAAAAACTGTATTAGATTTATATCTCTGTATTGCTTTTCTAAATTTCTAAACCAAGGTTTATTTTTAAAATGTTGAATACTTGCTTCCCATCTTATAAAATTAGTTGTGTCGTATTCTATTCTTTTTAAATTAAATTTTTTTGCAAATTTCTTGCCGGAAAAATTGTCTACAATTAGCACAACAGGAAGTTTATATACTTCAGTTAGTGCCATTCTTGCTTTTCCGACAGTAAGTTGATGTACATTAGTACTCCAATAACTTAAACAAAGAGGATCTTCTAGTTTTTTACCAGAAGATAATTCTTTTTGCAATTCATAAAAAGCATTTATATGATTAATTTCTCTATATTTACGAGTCTTAGTATCTACTATTTTACCATTAGCAAATACTTTATTTACACAGTGTTCTAAAATATTAGAAGGGCTGCGAGAATAGAAATGTTTGTTTATAGTATCTATATCTGTTTCAAAAAATTCAAGAGTTCTCATGTTAATTCATGTACTCTTTTAGACTAAATTTTGTTCCAAGCATGTAATCTGTGCTTGCTTGTTTATCATTTGACCAAACAAGTACTTCTGGATCATCGTATAAAAAGTCACAATTTTTACAATAATCAATACTATCAAAATCTTTCATTTCATGTGCTTTGCGAAGTTTATTGTATTCGTCGCCATACCATATTTCTTCTATGGTTTGATTTTGTACATGACCTAGTACACTTAAAGTTTCATTTGGAGGACCCATTGTTTGACAGCAAGGCGTAACTGCACCTTTTAATCCTCCGTTACCTCCACTACGTATTGTAATTTCAGGAGCAAATGGCCGGCCACAAGTTCTACGCTTACTAGGATCACGTAGATATAAAGGTTGATAGTTTCCGCTCCAGTTGTGCATTTTCCATATATAACCTATTGTACCTGTAGGGCCAATAAAATTATTTCTATATTGATCGATTTCATAGTCAACTTGATTATTATCTAATATTAGATGATAACTACTAACTACACATTTACTATTAGTTTCCTTGATGTATTCTTTGGCTTTTATTATGTTTGTTTTTAACAACTCAAAGTTATCTACGGCCATCCATTGTTTATACTTGTCTTTGTTATAACCTATACAACTAAATCTAGCAAATCTTAAGCCTGCATCAATACACTCTTGCATAAAATGACCACTAAAAAAACTACCGTTGCTGTACATAAAGCTAGGAAATCCTCGCTTAGTACATTCTTCAATATAATTAGGCAAGTCTTTTGCCATAGTAGGCTCACCTGACCCTTCTAAGTTAATAACAGGTTTACCAGGAAGTTGGTCTAATATATTAATAAACATATCTATTGGCATCTTCCGTGTCCACTCTTTACCTCTTCCGGTAGTCTGTGGACACATTTGACACTTATAATTACAGCCACCAAACACTTCAACGACTGCTCTTTCTAGATCAGGTACGCTCAAATTAGGTTCCAAAAATTAAAATACTTTTTTGTTGTCAAACGCTCTGTGCCAACCGAAAAATTGTGCTTTGTAGTCTGAGTGATCATCGCTTGACAAATTTTCCCATTCGTGTTTTCTGCTTTGTAGATCTATAACACCTTGATACCAATCTGTAGTATCAATTATGTGTTCTAGTCGTTCTTTTGCAGCGTTTGCTTCTTCTAGAGTAGTAAAGTCCTGCTCTATATGTATTACTTCCATTATAACATCATGTGTTACATAGTCAAGTGAAAAATCTATACCGTATTTAGGTTTAATACTTAATAGTTTGTTTACAATAGGACGATTCTTTGCTACTTTTTCTAATTGTTCTCTTGCTTCACCTGCAAGGGCATAGCGTGTTAGTATCATGCAGTGATCTAATACTAAGCCGAGTTCACTGTTTTCAGTATCTGTGAACCATTCTTGTACAGGCGCAATATGATACTGTATTTCAGTATTCATAATTACATTGTTTGTGTGATAATATGCTAGTTCTAAAGGTGCAGGAACTTCGTAACCGTCTTTATCAAAGTCACGTAAGGGTAATGTTTCTGCGTCTAGTTGCTGGATTGGGTTTGTTAGATAAGGTGAGTCAGTAAATTTTGGTCTAAGATTTATTAAATTCATTTAAACGTGCCCATAGCTCGTCTTTGATAGATTCATATTGTGATTTGCCTTTGTGTTTTGAGTAGCCTTGTTTTGCTAGTTTCTTTTTATCTTTATGTGCGCCCATTGCACCACTCTTACGTAAATCGTTTAGTGTTTGTGCGTTAGGATCACGTGGTTTAATTTTACGATCGTCTGCTTCTATTAAAGTTTCTATAACACTTTCTAAGTATGCAACTCTAGCCTCAAGTGCTTCTACTTTATCTTGATTTATATTTGGTTTTTTAGTAGAAAACTTCTTTTTATCAGTACTATCTGCTGGTTCTTCGCCTGGTTTTTTAATTTTATTTTTATCTAGATTTGGTCGTAATGCTTTGACAGTGTTATAATTATCTACACCATGTTTTGCTGCTGCTTTAAATCTATCCCAGCGTTCGCCTTCTTCTAGTTTAACACCTGCTAATGCAGCAAAATCTGCAATACTGTCTATGCCTAATGGTATTGATCCTTCTTCGACTACAACACTTTCTTCTAGATAATTTTTAATAGGAGCAACATTATCAATTCCGCCGCCTTGTGCAGCCTGTTGCAATTTTGCTAAATCTTCTCTAGGATCACTAGGATCCATTTCAAATAGTTGTTGTTGTAGTTTATGGTAATCCATTATTTCTTGGCCATCTTAGTTGCTGTTGCGTACATTACTGCTTCTGCGTCTTTACCGTAGCGTTTTTTAAAGTCGCCTTTGGCTTTTTTCATGCCCTTGACATACTTTTCACGCTTGCCTTCTTCACCTTTGGTTAGGCTTCTTTCGTTAGTTTTTTCAGCTAACTTAGCACGTAGTTGTGCCTTATATGGATCGTTTGCACTTTCAGCATGCATTGCAGCCATATGTTTCTTGTATGCTTTAGTACCTTTCTTGTGAGGCGACTTGCCTTCACCTAGCTCACCAGTTGCTTGTTCATAATCTAAATGATGATATACTGAACCTAAATAGTCTGCTGCTTTGGTAATTTTTGATTGTACCCAACCTTCTAAGCCTTCGGCTTCTGAAACACCTTTTAACATTTCGTGTAATTTAATTGAATATTTTGCTATTTTGTACAGGTCTGCACGAGCCATTTGCACCTCATGGTCTTTTTCAGCCATGTGCGCCATGTCGCCTAAACCTTCTTTAACTTCTTCTTTTGCGTATTTTTTCATATCTGCTACATGCCACTTGTGATAAGTGTGCCCCTTTAATCCTGCATCTGAGATTGCTGTCTTTGCATCTTCTACAGCATTCATAAATGAATCTAATTGGGCATTTGTTGCACTACCCTTTTCTTTTGCTTTCTTTTCCATACCTAAGTATTTGTCAACTGCTCTAGCAGCCTTAAGCATTTTTTGTTTATCAACTTTTTCATCTTTTGCAGCCTTGTTAAATTCTTTTACAGCATCTGCACACATGTCAAAGTTTTTAGTGGTATAAGAACCATGTTTGAATTGCAAAGACATATTAAACTCCTGTTATAATGTATTTATTTCTTTATGTATTAAATTAGCAATAGTTTGATGACCTAATTTTGTAGGATGATAGCTGTGTGGATTAAGTATATTATTATTGACTAAAAACTTTATTCTATTACTATCTTCCGAAAATGAACTAGTATGATAATTATTATCTATATAATCTATATTATATTCTTTACACAATAAACTGCACAAATCTCTAGGTTGTTGATTATCAAATAACATATTTTTTATGTTATTCGATGATTTTAAACTTTTTAATTTTATTTCGTTTAAAATAACATCATTTTCTAGCTTGTGCCAATTATCTTCATTTTGATGTTTTTCATTTGTTGCTTGAAATTTTAAAGCGGGATGTTCTTTACTATAATCGTGATGATTAAAAGTATCAAACCAATAATTTTTTATACCTAATGATTCAAAATAACTGTTAAAAAAATTCATATCTTTTGCAAGTGTAAAAACTTCGTTTTCGTGATTATAGAAATATCTAGTCCATTCTTTTACAGTAAAAGTATATTGATTATTACCTGGATTAGTAAAGATTAAATTTTGTAAATCTTTATTTTTAAAATCCCATATTTCATTTCTAGCAGTAGATGTAATGCCCCATAAAACTGTGATGTTTTTATATTCTTTTTTTAATTTAAGAAATTCATCGCTTGCAAAAAAATGTTTGGCATATCTAAATTGTTTTTGATTACTACTAGCACCGGTAGAAAAGTTTAAATTTTTACATTTCCATTTTTCTGATAGTATTTGTCTGAAAGTTCCTTCAGGCTTATAAACAACAGGATGGTCAAAATACTCTTTTGAAGACATACCATCTTCATAAAAAATTCCAACACCCCATGTCCAACTGCAACCAAAGGTTATTAATAAATTTGTCACTAATCACCTTTTAATAGTTTTGCCGCCCATTAAATTTTTGTCTATGTCTTGTGCGTTTTTAGCAGTTCCGTCCGGATTTAGAGCTTGTGGTGCTTTAGGTATTCCATTTTTATCTTTTTTTACTTTACGTTTAGCACCTGGAACACTAGCAACTGATGCAACATTACCTGCACTAGTAGCGCCTGCTGTTGCAAATTCATTTATTTTCATTATATTGTCTCCAAAAATTATTACGTTCGTTAGTACTTAGCCGTTGTGTTTCGTGATCTTTTAATTTTTTAACGTAATATTCTATATCTATCATTTACAGTGTTCACACTTGCAGTTTTGGCAAACATCGTTTTTACAATCTTTGCATTCTGTTCCGCAGTGATGTTCACACCCGCAATTTTCGCATTTGCAATCCATTACTTTTTCCTTCCGCTTTTCATATTAGCACACCAGTGGTACATCTTAGCCTTCTCACCACTTGCATTCTTAGCACGTTTGCGTAATGCTGTTACACTGCCATTACAACTAGCACCTGAACGCTTTACACGCCCTGGTCTGCTTTTACTATCTGTTTTACCATCAGCAAAGTTTTCTCTAATTCTAAGGATGTAACTACCTTCAGTATTCTCATCAAAGTGCATATCACGATAACCGTCAGCGTCTTGAACATCGTAACCAATAGCACCTAACTTTTTCATCATAAATTCTTTTTCTTTTTCTCCACCAAAGAATTGAATATAGATATCTTGTCTATTTCTATCCTTTATATGTTGAGATACATTGTCAAGATTAGCAATCTGTGTGCCAATTTTATACCAATCGTAAGGATATTCTTTTTTTACTAACACACTATTCTGTGGATTAGCAAGTAAATTTCCTTCAGCAAAGTTTTCACTAATATGTGCTTCTAAATCAATGCCTGTATTTTTCTTAATATCTTGAACAACTTCCGGCCAATCTTCTTTGGCTAGGTTTCTGCCTACTTTTAAAAGTGTGCTTAAAAGTTTAGGATTTTTTTTATACAAGTTCATATCAAAAGTGATTTTAACTGCATCATAAAAGTAAGGATCTATTTCATTAGTTTCATAAGCCTTTTTAGCAAGTCCTATAATTCTCTTGTATGCAAGTAAATCTTCTTTTGCTGCTTTAGCAAAGTTTTCACTGAATTTTGTTTTAAGTTTTTTCTTAGGACGTTTACCTTGCATTGCTGCTGCTTTAACTGCTTTTTTATATGATTTAGATTTTAATTTACCTTCTTCTATACTTTCTTTTTTCTTACGTCCTTGACAATGTGCTTTCTGCGAAAAGCCTTTAGGATTGTTGCAATTAATACTACGCTTATATTTTTGACTCCACTTTTCTAATATTGTTTCCAAACTCCAAGGCAAACGTGCAACTTCTATACTTTCATAGCCTAGCATTTCCAGTGCAGTGTATCTATGATGGCCATTTACAATTTTATTATTATAATCAACAATAATTGGTTTATACTTGCCAGCAACAATATTATCAACTTGACGTTTAAAATTTTCTACAATACGTTCTTCTTGCACAGGTATTATATCTGCAAGCGCAACTGTTTCTATAGTATGTTTTAGTTTTGATAATTGTTTGTTTTTAATTTGTGGTAATTCGTCTCTAGAATATACTGTTGTTTCATTAACTGTTTCTTTCATAACGATTACTCCACAAGCTAATCTATCGCCTGCATTACCGGTTTTTAAACTTTCTTCGTTGTCGCCTCTGCCTAGATCATCAACATCACTATGCACTACAACAGACCTGCCGACAACACTTCTTTCACCTAATAAGTCTACTCGTTTAGCAACTATACGGATTTCTGCTATTCCGTTCTCGTCTGCTGTAATATTACCTAAATCACCAACATGACCTTTAGATAAATCTCCATGATCTATTCTATCTGGGTTGTAGTGTCCACCTGCACTTTCGCAACCTTTACTTAAATCGCCGAATTCGTGTATATGAAAACCATGCTTGCCCGGAGATAATCCTTTGATTTCTCCAATTATTAATGTAGGTTTATTAGGTTGTTGCTTAAATAGGATTGTCCCTTCAACATTGTCATTAGGATATAATTCACATACTGCTGTTACAGTTTCTTGTGCTTCTGTTACTTTGTTAACACTTTCGCATTGACAACTAGATGCTTTGGTCCTAGGACATTCAGATGTTACTGTTTTGATAGCACGAGGACCGTCTGGATGTTTAGGATTAAGGACAACAGTTTCTCCGTTCATAAGTTCACTTATATTAGCAGCCTTACCTAGTTTATCTAATACACGGTGTAACTTGTCTTTAGGATCGTAGTTGCCGCTTTCGTATCCTTTTTTGCCACGTACTTCTACACGGTTTTTACCTTTTTCTTTAATATGGAGTATGTCATACTCGTCTGTACGTTCAAACTTAATAGCAACACTTTCTGCTAATCCTAGATTAAACAATACATTAGTTGATTTACCTTTAATTTTAGTTGGATGATTTTGTGGACGTCCGTCCTTGTCTACCTTAAATCCAAATTTTGCTGCCTGCTTTTTGATCTCATCAGTGCCCACGTCAACAGTAGTGTTAACACCTTTGACTATTCTACCATCTTCTTTTATGTCGCGCCACTTCATATTACCAAATCTTTACTACGTGAAATACTACAGGATCTAAAAATTTAATTTCATTACGTTTGCCGTTCATATCTATAAACACAAAATGTTTAGGAGTAGTTTTAATTAACTTTTTTGCATGGTATATTTGTTGAGACTTTTTTTCGGTACGTCCACCGTCAGCATGAATTGTTACTTCGCCAGGAACAGTAATAATAAGTTCATATTCTTCTCGTGTTATACGCTGCCACCAAGTTTTTAAGCTCATGTTATTATCCTCTATACGTATTTATTTTATCTAATAACCATTTGGCTTGCCATTTTGCGCCAGTGTGTCCAAAATGTTTTCCTATGTCGCAACAATAATTATTAAAAGTATCGTTGCCTAATATATCTTCTATATTTGTTATATATTGATTAGACTCGTGTGCAAAGCATATGTCAGTATTACGATTTACATATTCTAAAACTGCTCTATATGTATTTTCAAACATTTCGTAACTAGTATTTTTAAAATAATTTTTTACATATTTACTGTCAGAATCTGTATGTTTAATTAGGTCCAAAATAGAATTATTATCTTCGTGATGATCGACTATAGTAACATGGTTTAATAAACTTTCACTAAATTGGTATACATTTTCTTCAAACTTTTTAAAGTGTAACTTTTCATCAAAATTTTGTTCCCAATAGGTATATCTATAAGGTCTAGTCGCTTGAAAAACTGTAATATCACAATATGGGTTTTTTAAATATCTTTCAAGCATACCTAAACTAAATTCAATGTTTGTACCAGGTACTGCATAATTATAAATTTCTAAACTAGAATCTAATTTGCCTAATTCTCTAGTCCAGTTTACAAAATCATTATTAGGAATATTGTGTTGATACTTAGATGAAGTAATTTTTTGTGACCACTCAATTGGAACACCATAAGTCCAAGAACAGCCAAAAACGGCTATCTTCATTTTTTCTTACGTCCTCTAAAAGTATGTCCTGTCATGTATGGCTTACTAAACCATAATTCAAACCATTCTTTGTCACCTGGTTTAATACCTCGATCTTTTTCTATTTGCTTTAAGTCAGTTGCAGTCTGACTCATATCTTCAAGAGTATATTCTGTGTAACCTTTGAACTCATTAATACCTGCTAGTTTTTTAATATAATCAAGTTCATCCATTAGTAAGCCTTTTTCATTTTCTTTTTCATCTTCTCCTCGTCTGGAGAATCTCCAAAATACTTGTGAACAAGTTTGTCTAATTCGTTATGGAACTTTTTCTCGTCTTTTGGACTAACATCTTCTACAGTTTCAGTATCTTTAATACCCATACCTTTACGTACAGCATCGTACATCGTTTTTGCTAGTTTTTTATCTGGTACACCCTGTGCGAAACTTTCTAGTTCGCCCTGTGCTGCTAATGCTCTCATTTTACTAGCACTCATGCCACTTACATCACCAGCATCTGGGTCACGCTCGCCTGCACTTGCTACCTTAATTGTTTTAAAACTAAATGGAATATTACCAGACTTGTCTGGTTGACCATTGTATGTATCGAACAGTTTCTGAAAACCATCTACTCTATCCGAACCAGCAATAAAAATTATATCAGTATATCCTAAATTTTGTAGCATTTCTAGTGCTTGAACTGGTGTGCGAACATTTTGATGTCCAACATTTATGTCAGGAAAAAAACTTTTTACAAATTTTATTTTAGTTGGAAAGTCTAGTGGATCTGTTTTTGGTTTTTGACTTTGAGAAAGAAAAAGGTAATGATCACCTTCATACGATTTCAGTGTATCTACTAATTTTGCATGACCAATAGTTGGAGGATTTAACCTACCAAAAGCAAGAACTGCTTTTTTAGACGGTGCTTCGAACAGTTCTCTTAATAACATCAGTATGCTCCATCTTTGATCATTTTCATTTCTTCAGAAAATAACTTTTGTATTAGTGCATCTTTGTCGTCTTGTTTGAAAACATTTTCAGGCGAACCTAATTTAAATTTACTACAGTATGATTCCATTGCATTGCCGCAAGCTTCACCTAAACACTCGTTAGCATCAGGCGCAGAACCTTGCATATAAGAATCTTTCATACGCATTATTGCAGGAAATAGTTGTTTACGATAAATCATAGGATCATTACGCATGTATATTGCAACATCATCGACTACGTCAAATGGAACTTCTTTTCTTTCAAATTCAAATAAACGCATGTTACCACTTCCTACATGACCAGTAACGTGCTTTTGTACGTGGACCTGGATTATCACAGTTGTGTCTTGCACGGAATGAACGTCTACGTGCTGGGTTAGACTTTTTAATCTTCATGTTAGGATCGCCAAAGTTAACTTTTTTAACATTCTTAGTCTTTGGGTCACGGACGTACACTTTAAACTTCTTAACATCACCACGCATTGGCTTGCCTAGTTTAACTTTACGTCCTTGATATTCTGCTTCATCTAATTCGTCGTCATCTTCGTTGAACCACATAACACCGTACTCTAAAAAGAAATCATCACCGTCGTATGTTTCTTCTGTAATATCTTCGCCTATCTCGTTTGAGATTTCAATATCAAAGTCTTCGTAGCCTTGTTCAAACATATAGTTTGCTAAACGATTAGCATACTCGTCTGCTTCTTCTTCATCTAGTTGGCGAGGAAGTGCAATTTCGTATACTGTAGCACCTTGCTCAGTTTCGTAAATTTCTTGTTCTACAAAGATGCTTTCATCTAATAATTGTGCACCTTCTTGTTTTTCCATTACTATTCTTACAAAGTGTTCCATATCTTTACCTTAATGATTTAATACTATTGAATTGATTGTACCGTCGGTCCAGTTGTATAATTTTGCTCTAATCCAAACGTAATTGCCTGTAATACTTTGGATTTTACTTGAAGTCTCTTGCGCTGCAACATAGGAATGAACATAAAACCAGTCACTATCTCCCGGCTCAATTGCTAGAGTTGCTTCAATAACAATTGTTCCAGTTAATTCTGTATATGTATATTGAACGGTATGAAGACCGTCACTACGACCGTAGTAACCGTCACCTTTGAATTTGTCACCTGTTACAGCCTCTGTCGTGCTGTCTCCAGGGTGTGTTTGTGCTGATAAAATTATTTCACTATTCGCTGCCATACTTATATTTATCTATTTCGTGTTGCCAAACTAGTTTTTCAATTTTTCTAATATTATCGCCACACATAAGATAAACTAACTGTAATACTTTTTCGTCGCGCACATAAAAGTATAAACCGTCAACATATGAACTTTCTTCTAAATAAGACAAGGTTTTATTTCCGACCTTGCTTTTATCATGATTTAATTTTAACCAATTAGCTAAATCTATTGAACCAGATTTTTTCCTACCAAGTATAACTTTTATAGGAAATTTTGGTTGATTTTTAACTATAACAACATCTTTATTTTTCTCTAAAAAGTCCTTAATATCAACATGTGGTTCATAAAACTTAATATTAGTAGATCTCACTTTTTTACTTATAGATAATAAAAATTCTTTACTATGAGAGTATATGATTAGATCATTCCCAATACCAATTCTAATCATATACTCGTTAGAAGTTTTTTTTAAGATTTTATAAACATCTTGCGCATCAAAAAAATCTTCAGTAGGTATTATTGTATCCGATCTAAAAACACGCTTTGTTATTGGAAACCCATTTTCGTATTCTGCATGCATACGATCCAATTCTGCTCTTGCAAAGGATAGTTTGTTTCCACGTTGCAACTCAGATCTAAATATGCTTGCTAAACGATTATAGATTACAATTTTATAGGCATACTTGTTATAAAATAACTTTTTTGTTTCAAGTATGTCCATTTAAAAGTTCTTCTTTTTCCGCAGTGTGTAGAACAATTGAATTATCCTTTAAATCAACTGTAACTGTGCCACCGTTCTTTAGATCACCAAACAAGATTTGGCGTGATAAAGGACGTTTAATATCTTTGTCAATTACACGTTGTAATGGACGGGCACCATTTTTAGGATCAAATCCTTTGTCTACTAGATAATCAAGTGCATCATCTGTAATCTTAATAGAAATGTTTTTATCAACAACCATGTTCTTAAGTTCAAGCAGGAACTTACCAACAATTTTCATCATTACTTCTTTGCTTAGTTTAGCAAATGTAATTACACCGTCAAGTCTGTTGCGGAATTCTGGAGCGAAGAAACGCTTTAGTTCTGTATCTTCATAATCGTAACTTTCTTCGCTGTCAAACCCAATTGAGTTTTTCTCTGCTTGGGCAGCACCTAGGTTAGTTGTAAGAATAAGAGTACAGTTACGAGCATCTGCTTCTTTGCCTTGCGAACCTGTAACTTTACCATTATCCATAAGTTGTAATAGAATTTGCGAAACGTCGGGGTGTGCTTTTTCTATTTCGTCTAACAATAGTACACAATTAGGATGTTCTTGTAATTTGGTAATTAATAGTCCACCGTTTTCTTCGTGTCCTACATAACCTGGAGGTGAACCAATTAATTTAGCAACAGAATGTTTTTCCATGTATTCTGACATATCAAAACGTACAAGTTGTACCCCAAGATTTTTAGCAAGTGCCTTAGCAGTTTCAGTTTTACCTGTGCCCGTTGGGCCCATAAACACAAACGCACCAATAGGCTTATCATCTGGTTTAAGTCCTGCTTGACTAACAAGTATTTTATCAACAATTGATTCAATTGCGTCATCTTGGCCAAACACAACCTTTTTAAGATTGTTTTCTAGATTAGCAAGGTTTTCTGTTTCTTTTTCAGCAACTTGTTCCGCTGGCAATTTTAACATTTTTGCAAGTTCAAATTGTATTTCAGCTTCGCCTACTATAATATTTTCACTTTGATTATTAACTTTAAATCTACTACATGCTACATCAATTAGATCAATTGCTTTATCAGGTAATTTTTTATCAGTTTGATATTTTACACTTAATTTAACAGCAGCATCAATTGCATCATCTGTAATTTCTGTACCGTGATAATCTTCGTAATATTTTTTCAAACCACGTAAAATATCTTTTGTACTTTCTGTTGTCGGTTCGTCAATTACTACACGCTGGAATCGACGCATTAGCGCACGATCCTTTTCAAAGTACTTGCGATATTCTTCCCAAGTTGTGCTCGCAACTACTTTTAAATCACCTTTAGTTAGTGCAGGTTTAAGCATGTTTGCCATATCATTTGCATTACTCGATCCAGCGGCACCTGCACCCATCATCATGTGTGCTTCGTCGACAAACATAATAGTTTTGCCTTGTTTAGTTAGTGCATGTATAACAAGTTTAAACCGTTCTTCAAAATCACCACGATATTTTGAACCAGCAAGCATACTACCAATATCTAGATTATATACTTTATATTCCTTTAAGAACTCAGGAACTTCGTTGTTTACAATTTTGTAAGCAAGACCTTCTGCAATAGCAGTTTTACCTACGCCAGGGTCTCCTACCATTAGTACATTATTTTTATTACGGCGTCCAAGAGCAAGTGCAAGACTTTCTAGTTCATCTGAGCGTCCAATAATTGGATCTACTTTTCCTTTTTTAACTTGATCATTAAGATTAGAAGTAAATGCACGTAATGCACGTTTTGCTTCTGAAGATAATTCGTCATCTTCTTCAGCACCAATTAGTTGTTCGTCGTCTAAAAATTCTCCAAAAGAAGACTTATCTACGCCGCCTTTTTCTAAGTAATACACCGAAATACTTTTTTTCTCGTGCAAAACACTTAAAATTAGATCAGTTAATTCTATTGTGGTTCTACCAGCGAAAAGAGTCTGTGTAAAAGCTCTATTCAATACTCTTTCTACAGTGCTTGTTTTTTTTGGTTTGAATTTTTTTGTATCAATTTTTATGTTTTCTAGATCGTTGCGCAAATACTGTTCAATATTAGATTTAATATACTCAATATTAGCACCATATGCAGTAAGTAGATTAGAAAATTTTTCTTCACAAAGAATTGCATACACTAAATGCTCTAGTGTTACATATTCGTGTCTTAAATTTTTTGCATCTCTAATAGCTTTATCAAAAACTATTTGTAATTCTTTGCTTGGTTCAACCATTATTCACCTTTTGTTTTATTCTTTATGTCTCGAATCTGTTGTAGTATAGATTCGTCTTTTATTATTGGCATATTTGCATCAATTGTTACATACAAATTTCCTTTTTTGCCTGTGTGTAAATCTGGTATTCCATATCCTGGAATATTGAATGTTTGACCTATTTTTGTGCCTTGTGGAATTGTAAGTTTTACATTTTTTTTGTCTAACGTAGTAACTATTGTAACACATCCTAACAATAAGTCAAATACATTTATGTATTTTTTGGTAATTAAATTATTGCCATCTCGCTCCCAATCTTTAAGTTTTTTTACATATAACTTAACGTGTAAATCACCTCTAGGATATTGGCCGTATCCATCGTCTCCTAGTTCTGTATATCTCACTGTGTCGCCATGTTTGGCACCAGGTGGAATGTCAACAGTGACAGTTTCTATTCTACCTCTTTGTGTTCTATACTGTATTACAACATTTTTACCAGTTAATACATCTGCTAAATCCATTTCGGCTCTAACATGTATATCTCTATTTCTCGGTGTTCTGCTATGTTGTTGAGCAAATCCTTGTCCAAATATATGATCAAAAGGTGTTCCAGAAAAAGGATTTTGCCCATTAGAAAAATTATTACTATTAAAATGAAACCCGCCGGCGCCAGCAGTTTGTGAATGATCGTATATTCCTCTTTTTTGAGGATCTTTTAGTGTGCTATATGCTTCGTTTACTCGTTTAAATTCTTCTTCGTTGCCACCGCGGTCAGGATGGTGTTGCATACTTTTCTTTTTGTACGCAGATCTTATTTCTTTTTCAGAAGCATTTTTAGAAACACCTAGAATAGAGTAATAGTCCATACTACTACTTATCGCATGGACTATTACATATTAACAGTAGTGATTATTTGCCTTTAGCAGAGTAAGCGTTAGCACCAAAAAATGCCATCACAATTGCTGCAACTGAAACAAAGTATGTTGCTGCCATTGATCCAAGGACAGTTGCTGAATTATCTAGGTTGAAATAACTAGCTGCTACAACTGCAAATGGATACAGTAACATACCAAATAGAGCAAACCAAGCCATTGAACGCTGTGCATCACGCATAGCATCTTGGTCTTCTAGCTCTTTACGTTTGAATTCTAAATGCATTTCCATTTCTTGCTTAGTAATATGTCCGTCACCATTCATATCAGCACTTTCAGGAACTGCACCTCTATCAATTGTCATTCTTTCGTATGATACTTCAGGCGCTGGTGCTGGTGCTGGTGCTGGATCAGCTGCTGGTACTGCGCTTTCTAGTTCTTCTGGTTTTCTACGTGGCATTATTTTCCCTCCTTAATAAGTTCGTCGATCTTATGCCCATTTTCATTAATACGTCTCTCATTTACTTCTGGAGTCGCATCAAAAATTATCTTTTCAATCTTTAGTGCAGGTATTCTTTCATTTGGTACATATCGCCAAATATAATCGCCTTTAAATTCTCCACTAGCTTTGTGTATACCAAATACTGTTTCAGTATTTCCTATTTTTACAATAAGAGCTCTTTCACCGTCTAGTATAACTTTGTCACCTTCTTTAAAAGCAGGGTTCATTTTAAATGCCATACCCTTTGCAATTTTTGTTGCATAGTCTTTGAACATTAGTGTTACAACTAATGCAACTAATGCTCCGATAAATGGCATTGCTAGTTCTGCTATTTCGAGCCCTACGCCCCCTGCACCCATTATTTCATTTTCCACGCTTCTTCTCCAATGCTTTTAGCCTAGCATCTAGCTCAGGCCAAACTTCAAATTCGTATAATTCTTTTGGAGGATGACTGTCAGTTTCTAATTGACGAATGCGTTCTTCTAACTCATCTATTTTTTTAGTAACTTTTGGATATCTTTTACGCCAAGCATTTGGATCGTCTTGAAGGAAGTCCCAACCAAAACGATCTACTAGACTATCTAGTAGTGCATCAAATTTAGACATTAAGTATAATGCTGCGTGTGTATTTCTAAACCACGCTAAAAATGCTGCGCCCAACAGCGATCCAGCTATTGCTGTGTATATCCACAGCGTGTCACCAAACATGCGGCTTATCATTTCCATTAGCTACCCTCCGCTAATGTATTTATCGTTTAATCAAATGGATTTAGGTCTATACCTTTATTGAGTTTTGCTTCTCGTGCAGCATCTTCTGCTTCTTCTGCTTGACGTTGAGCTTCTGCATCGTCAAGAGCTTTGTTTGCTTCTTTGTAGTAGTTTTCGTATGCAAGAATAATTTGTTGTTGTTGCTGTACCATTGCACGGATGTCAGAGAAGTTTAAACCTAGGTTTTCGTAACCCTGTGCTGTTAGTACAAACATAGCTAGAGGAGCGCCACCTGCTGTAAGTTCAGCAATCTTTTCTTCCATGTTTTCTTGGTTGATAACAACCCATTCAACACGGCGCATGTTGACAGGGTCAACACCAGGTAACACTAACTCAGGTTTATCAATTGGTTTGCTGGTTACTGTTATTGCTCGTGGTGTCGTTGAGCATGCCGCTAGACTTATAATTATCATAAAGCCAAGGGCACTCTTTGTTAAAAGACTCGCCATTCTTTGCATTTTTCTCTTCCTCTGTTAGTGCAGCACCTGCTAGTAATTCAAAACATCTAGCTGCGTTTGCAGTACCTCTATTTACAGCACGTTCGATTGAAGCTGGCTTGTTTGCTGCTAGTAATGCCAGATCAAAATCAGCAAGTTTGCTTGCTAGTCTGTTGTTTTGTTGACGAATAGCATTAAACTCTTCGTTAACTCTTTTTAATTCATTATTGGCGGCAGCAAAATCCGCCGCCATTGTTTTGATTGTTTCTTCGTTGGTTGCAACTGCCAGTTCAAGTTTTGCATTGTTTTCAGTTAGAACAGCAATAGTCCGCTGTGTATCAGTATAGTACCAGTATCCTATGCCGCCCATCGTCATAATAACAATTAAAAGTATCCCTGACAGTTTCATTTTTATTCCCCAAACATTAATTTAAGACTTTGAGGACCCATAATACCATCTGGTGTTAGCCCATTTTCCTCTTGCCAAGTCTTAACGTGTGCTTCTGTACCTCTACCAAAGATGCCGTCTGCACCAATTTCTAATTCTTCTTGTACTGCTTTAACAGTTGGTCCTTTAGAACCTAGGCGAATTGTTTCATATTCAATTTTGCCAGGCTCCCAGTCTCCGCCTAGTACTTCCATAGCGTGTTTGTAGTGCTTCTCACGATCTTCTAGTCCAATGTATCCACCGTTGATACGCTTTGTTGCACCTTTAACATCACACGCATCTGCATACTTGTTTAGACCGTTTGTATCCCAAAACCAGCAAGCTGAGTCAAGTGCGCCTTTTTTAGTGCGCACATATTCTACTGCTTCTTCCGGTGACATTTCCATTTCTTCTGCGAACTTGGTATAGTTGTAACGTCCAGTAAGCTGAAGTATGCCGCCTCCGCGGAAAGTCCAACCATCACCGCTTTCTGTGTCACCGTTGTCCATTCTGTTTGCGTAAATAACGTTTGCAATCTTGCGAGGCTGTCTGTGATATTCTTGTGCATCTCTACCTGCTCTCTTAAAATACTTGCCAAATAAACTATCAAGTGCTTTAGCACTGTAGTTCAAATTTTCACTTAGTACTTTAAAGTTATTTGATTCGTGTCCACATTGTGCAATAAACATTGCTACACGCTCCGGCGTGTCCATTTCCCATAGTGGAAGTATTTCGCACATTGCGTCATACCAATCTTCTGCTTCTTCGTTTCCGCGAAGCATTTCAATCACCATTTCTTCGGTGAATTCAAATTTAAAATCTTCTACTGCCATTGTTTGTCCTTTATACTACAACTCTTTCTACAACAAGCGTATTTCCTTGGTTTTCAAAGGTTAGCTTGTGTCCATATTTAGTTATATTGTAGTCGCCGACATATTTTGAAAGAAATATAATTTCTGCAAAGTCGTCAGCATTAAATGATTCGTTTATAGAATCTAGTGTCTCTTGTGTTGGTCCAAAATCTATAAAATTAAATGCAACTGGATCAGCATATGCTTTGTTAATTACTATCATATCATCTTCCATATACACATCTTCCACAAAACTTTTATTAAAGAAATTTTTATAGTTTTGCATTCTTCCTTCTTGTATTGCTACATCATAGTCGTCTGCTGTTGTAGGAAGTACTTCTTCTAAGTTAGTTGCATTTAACTCTTTACTTTTAAAGTTTTTATAATATCTAAATCTAAGATCATCCATATTAGATAATTTTGAAATGCCATCTACCATTTCTATAATGTTTGCTGCTGCTTCTCCGTCTCGTTCAATTTCTATAAAAACTTTATATGTTCCGTCACTTGTTTCACCCGGTGTGGCATCAGCGTCAAGTACAAAAGAATATCCTCTTTCTATAAAACTACTTAAATCGTCTGCTGATTCTTTAGTAAGTGTGCTTAGTGTAACTACAACAATATCTGAATCATTCCCCATTTTACTTTTATGAGAATCAATTTCTACTACTTTGTTTAACAAGTCTCTTAGATCTCCTGCTTTCAAAGTCATACACTTTCTCCTTCGGGTGCTGTTTCTTGAGAAGCTTCTTCTGCTGGCTGCATTTCAGGCGCTTGAGGCATAGGTGTTTCTGCACTTAGATTAATATCTTGCATGTACCCTGTGTAAATATCCATAATAAGTTTTTTAGGCATCTGAATTTCAACAACCCAAATAGGATGTCTATCTAGTTTACCTTTTTTAGTACCAGGACGAATATCATCCGGTGATTCAATTTTTCTAGGAAGTATAATACTAGTTTTTTTGTATTTTACTTTGCAATCATAATCTAATAGACGTTTTCCGCCCATCGGATCTGGCATTTTATCTTCTGGCCACATAAATGAACAAGTGACCCAATGTCTATCAATCTTAGGTCCTTCTGCCAATTCACCTTCTGGCCAATTAGCGTATACATATAAATCTAAATGATCTAACACTCTTTCAAAGTCTTTAAGAACGTTAAACGCTGTATTAGAATCATATATAGATTCGATATTTTTAATTATGTCTAGTGAGTCGTACATTGGTTAACCTATTGTCTATTAGTATTATTTATCTGAAAGGGATACTTATATTTTTTTAAAAGAAAGATAAAGTATGTGTTTTTAAAGTGTGTAGTCGTATAAATACTTTTGTAGGGCAACTGAGTTCTACGGAACACAAACTACCCTACTCCACATCCAAAAGGAGGATCTTTAATGGGTGCAAAGAAAAAAGCACAATCACGTGCAAGTCAAAACTATTCAAACGTAGTAAATTTTAATAATCATCAAAAAAAACAATCAGTTACAATACTTCCTAGAAATAAATCACAAGAATCATATGTGGTTAAACTGTTAGACGATTCTAAAGACATAGTATTTGGAATTGGTCCTGCAGGCACAGGCAAAACATTACTTGCAGTTCAGGTCGCAGTTAAATTGTTTAAGGAAGGTAAAGTTGACAAGATTATTGTAACTAGACCAGCTGTGTCAGTTGACGAAGATCTTGGGTTTTTACCAGGAACGCTAGAACAAAAAATGGCTCCATGGACAAGACCGATATTTGATGTGCTGCGTGAATATTTTGACGCAAGACAAATTGAAGGTATGATAGAAGAAGGTATAATTGAAATCGCTCCATTAGCTTATATGCGTGGACGTACCTTTAAAAATGCATTTATTTTAGCTGATGAAATGCAAAATGCTACGCAAAATCAAATGAAAATGCTACTAACACGTTTAGGTGAAGGTAGTCAGATGTGTGTAACAGGAGATTTAGCTCAAGCAGATAGGTTAAAAGATAACGGACTTATCGATTTCACTAATCGTTTAACAAACTCAGACTCATCGTACATTGACATAGTCAACTTTGGCCAAGGAGATATAGAAAGACATCAAGCCGTAAAAGAAGTTCTTAAAGTTTATGGTGATGAATAACAACACCTGACTTTTTAAGAAAATCTATGCCCTGTGTACTACGATATTCATTTTTGTAGTACACAGTGGCTATTCCGCTTTGATAGATTAGTTTAGCACAATCTATGCAAGGTGCGTGTGTAATAAAAATAGTTGCCCCTTCACCACTTTCAGAAGATCGGGCAAGTTTAGCAATCGTATTTGATTCTGCATGAAGCACTTCCTTTTTACTTTTAGTAATGGTGTTCCCCCATTCATCCTCACCATCCCATTCTTCACAGCAATTATCCCATCCACTAGGCATACCATTGTAGCCAATACTGATAATGCGATCATCCTTTACAACAATCGCACCTACTTGTAAACGCTTTGCTGAACTTAGTTGTGCAAAACGTTCAGCAACGTCCATATATGCATTTATAAACTTACTTTTCATTTAACTTAAATTCCTTTATCAAAAGCAACAAATACTCTGCCCATAAAACATGACCTTCTTCGGTTGGATGTTTAGTGAACTTTTTATAATTATAAGGACTGTTGTCTAACCAATCCCAAGTTTTTTGTGCAAGGTCTATTTTTTCAGAAAACCAAGATTTAAAACTAGCATCATTTTTATAACGAGAAAGCATAGGTTCAAAAACACAGCCACTAATAGGACCATACGTTATAGGCCATTCAACTTTACATTTTTGTGATATTATTTCACACCAAATTTTACGAGTAAAAAATTTATTATTATGTAAAGTTGTTTCTGGATAAAAATTTGTAAAATTTCTACTAACAATAAGTTGAACATTATTTGGAAGTAATTTTGATAAAAAATCTATACGATCAACTGTGCTTTGTTCAATCATTTTAAACTTATTATCAATGTCGTTTGTTAGAATTTGATATCTGTGCCACTCTCTGCCTGTTTCAGTTAATCCAAGAATAATAATAATTTTATTATATTTTTTTGCATCAATATTTTTTAATTCTTGACTCAATCGATCTAGCATATCGAAATTACTACAACCACATACACTATTATTAATAAGACTAAAATCTAGTTTTTTTGCTAGTATAGATGCATAGGTGTCTTGAATTCGATTTTTTAAACTATCTCCCCATGACCAGCTGTCACCTAAGACTAATAAGAGATTGTTAGGATCATAATTAAGTGTATAACGATCTTCCATTACTGTTTATTCTTTGGTTGTATTCCGTAATAGCGTTGCATCTTTAGTGCTTTCATTTTTACTTGGTATTCTTTTAGTGCTTTACCTTTTAACGGTTTTTGCCTTGTTTGGTTGAGCTTACCAGCTTCTTCTAATTTGTTATTGTGTTCTTGTTGTAATAAAGTTTTTTGATACTCGTCTAATTTTTTATTTCCTTTACGACCTTTCCCTTTAAAAAACTTTTGTTTTCCTGAATAAGGATCAGTAATTCTCCCCATTTTTTCCTTTCTTTAACAAATATAGAAGATACTCGTGTTGAGTATATATTAAGTTCCAGCTACGTCCTTTAATTGGAGGACGTCCCATATCGTCATATGTAATTTCAAGCAGCACATATTTTTTAAACCATATTAGCTTTTTACTAAAACTGCTGCGTACAGGCCACCACGCAAACTTTTCATGTGCAGTTTCTACTTGATCAAAGTATGCACTTATATGTTTCATCTAATGCCTAGTACTGCTAATATAATAGGCAAACCAAAAAGTAAGAATGCTGCAAGATAAAAATTATACTTGAGACGCTGTACCTCTCTTTCAAGTTTCAAAATTTTAAATGCTGCACCTTCTACATAACGTTCCCAATCATCCATTTGCATTGTTTTACGAGCAACTTCTTTTGCTTCTTTTTGTAGTTCATAATCTTCGTCATTATTAAACATATTATACCGCCATCGGTGCTTTGATACTATCCATAGGATCATATCTAATTAATTCATAATCAGTAGGTTTTGTGTTTACTAATTCTTCTAAATTAGCAAACTGGGGCATTAATAATTCTGGTAATTCTCTAGGTTGTCTAGTAATTTGCTCTTTAACTTGTTCCATATGATTTTGATAAATATGACAATCACCACCTGTCCATACGAAATCACCAACCTTAAGATTTAATAGTTGTGCAAACATGTGAGTAAGTAGACTGTAACTAGCAATATTAAAAGGAACACCTAAAAACATATCTGCACTACGTTGATACAATTGACAACTTAGTTCTCCGTCTTGTATATGAAATTGGAATAATGTATGACAAGGCGGTAAAGCCATTACATTTACACGATCTGCATTCCAAGCACTTACAATATGTCTACGACTTTCTGGGTTGTAATACATATTTTCTAGTACTTCTGCAATCTGATCAACAAAACCAAGTTGTGCATCCCACTTGCGCCATTGATGACCATATACAGGACCTAGGTCTTTAGTAGTATCGTCGTTAATGTATCCTAAATCTTTACCTTGTGCATCTGCGTTAGCAGTCCAAATAGTAGTTTTACCTACAAGTTCTTCTCTAGGCTTACCATAATGTATTTCTGCTAGTCTGCGTTCATCACTAGATCCTTCTAGCATCCAAAGTAGTTCACTTACTACACTACGCCAAGCAAGTTTTTTAGTTGTAACAGCAGGAAATCCTTTGCGCAAATCAAAACGCATTTGATAGCCAAAAACACCACGTGTTCCTACACCTGTTCTATCATTACGATCCTTGCCGTTTTCTAATATGTGTTCTAATGCGTCAAGATATTGTTTCATTTACGTTTTTTCCAAATTTGAAATGTTACTTCTGGGTGTTTTTCTTCCCAGTCTAGTTCAAACAATGTAGCAATTTTTCCTAAAGGTAAGAAAGTATCACAATCGTATTCACCTGGAATACGGCTTAGATAAAATTCATCAATAATGCCTAGTGTTTGTTCGATAATGTTCGGGCCACCAATAATCCAAGTAATTAAACCTGGATTGTTATCTGCGTATAATCCTATTTGATCTTTAAGATCACCGTTAATATAATCATGGGCGCCTGTATATTCATTGGAACGAGTAGTTACAAGTACATTTTGTCTATTTGGTAAGGGACGAGGCATATGGGGATCGTCCCAAGTAGTAGACCCCATTACAACAATATGTCCTGCTGTATTTTCCTTAAACCATTTTAAGTCTGTTGAATTGTTAGGCCACGGTAGTGTACCATCTTTGCTTACGCCGCCTGTGTCATCACAAGCTAAGATTGCTCTAATCAATTATAAGTCTCCTTCTCCGGGTTCCGGTGACAACATTTCTAGTTTTCCTTCTACATCTTCCCAATCAACTGCATCTGGTAGTGAACCTTTTGATTCTGTAATTACAGGCCAAATGTCTGAATATTTTTCATTTATTTCGATCCATTTTATTCGCTCAGGTTCTTCTAACTCGTGGTCAGCTACAATTGCATCAATCGGACATTCTGGAACACATACTCCGCAATCTATGCATTCGTTTGGATTAATTACTAAAAAATTTTCACCTTCGTAAAAACAGTCTACAGGACAGACTTCAACACAGTCTGTATGTTTACATTTTATACAATTTTCTGTTACTAGATATGTCACTATAACCTCGCTAATCTAATAAGCGTTGCCGCTAAGTTAATCTCAGGGTCAACCACTAGTGTGTGATCAACCATCCCTTGTTTGATTGTTAGTACTGCTTGGTCTTGTTTTTCTTCTTCACCAAACAGTGTAATGTTGTCGTACAACCAACGATACACTTCTTCCATTTCTTCTGGACGAATAGCACCACATAGTAGCTTACGTGCTTCTTGAATTTTGCCTGCTTTAAACAACTCAACCATATCAAGTTTCCAGTCGCTTTCGCCTGTGTCACCTTCATTGGGTTTGTTCAACACACCGTCAACTGAATTCATTTGTACAGTGTTGATACACTTACGCAAGTCTGGATATGTTGCTTTTACGTATGTATCAAGCGTATCCAAATCAGGAGTAACACCTTCGCTGATAAGAATTTCAGCAACTCTAGCCGTGAATTCAGTTTGGTCAATCTTAGCAATGTGGAAACCTTGACACCTACTGTGCAAAGCGGGTATAACACGATTTGGATAGTTACAAGTAAGAATGAAACGAGCAGTAGTATGATACTCCTCCATAACCCCACGGAGAGCTGCTTGAGCGTTTGGTGATAAGTAATCTGCTTCATCTAGTAATACAACCTTAAAGTCCCCAAATGGGATCAT